TTTTTTGATTCCTTTTGAATTTTTATTAAATAATACTTCTTCGAGTATTAAAGGAATCGAACTTTTTCCTGTTCCATTTGTTCCAACAAGTTGTGTTACTGTGCTCTCATTTAAGTCTAGTTCATTTCCTGAGCCATAACTAAAACAATTATCCCACGTTAGCTTCTTTAGCGTAATCACTAAACACTCCTAAAATTTTCTTAACTTTGTTTTCATCTAACTCTAATATATAACCAAGATATTCTCCTAGTTCTTCTTCTATTGTCATTTCCTTATCCAATATTAGAGTCGCCTCTGTTTTTCTTTTTATGACTTTTTTGTCAAGTAATTCACTATTCTTAATATTACTAAGATCTGAAACATCACCTTCAATTTCATAAATTGTATGGTCATATTCTGTTTGTACCATTTCGCTTGGGTCTGTTACAGTTTTGCGAATTAATTGTGGTAAGTCAAATTCATGCCATGTCCAACTCCAATCTTTGTTATCAATAAGTAGATATCCTGTTTTGACATGATTTCGATGAAAACTTGTAGTCATAGGACTGCCAGGGTATACAATATTTCGTTGAGTATTCTCGTGAGCATGTAAATCACCTGCAAATACGACTTTAAATTTATCAAATCTGTCTAAGTCTACTTCTGGTTGAACATGAGGTGGTATTTCACCTCTAACATGTGTAAATAAGACATCTGCTTTTATATTTTCTATGACATCTTTTTTATGCAAATCTGCATAGGGTAATATAGCATAGTCATGTGGAACCATCTCTCCATATTCTAGTTCATCTACTACTCTTACAAGAGGATTAAGTTCATTTGTAACTCTTTTTAAATTACTAAAGAAAGTCTTATTCTTTTTAGTAGCTTCATGGTTTCCATCATAAATAATAGTTCTAACACTAACTCCTTTTACAAAATCAAAATAAAGAGTTAGTTCATCCATTGAGGGGACTCGGTCAAACAAGTCCCCACCAATGATATGCAGCTGAATGTCTTTTTCAATTTCATAAATTTGTTCAAAGAATAACTTGTAGCGTGTACAAGCCCATTGTACTGGAACATTCTTTTGACCAAGTTTTATGTGCCAATCTGCTGTAAATAAAATCATCCTACGAACTCGTCCCCAGGTTGCCATTCGCAACCAGTAAGACCACCAGCTTTAATAGCTTGTAGTGTTCGTAAAACTTCATGAGCATTTCTGCCTGTATCAAGTGCATTTACACTAACATGTTGGACTGTGTTTTGTGAGTCTATAATGTAAGTAGCTCTAAAGCATACTCCTTCTGCCTCATTTACTATTCCTAGTTTATGAGATAGACCTAGACCACAATCAGCTGCTAGAGAGTGTTTGATGTTTCCAATAAGTTCATTATCTTGTTTCCAAGCTAATTTACAGAACTCATTATCACCACTTATACCAATAACATTGGCTTCTTCAACTAGCATGTCCATTCCTGCAATTTCGGTAGGGCAGATAAAAGTAAAATCTTTGGGGTAAAAGTAAATTACTGTATAGTCATGTTTTAAAGGCTCATAATGATCATCAACTGAAACAGTTGTGAATTCATTATTCGCATTTACTCCTCGCAATTCAAATGCGGGAAACTGTTGCCCTACTCCAATCATTTTATGTCAAACTCCTCAGAAATAGTTTCGTCAGGTGTTGAGTTATCAGCACCTTCTCTAAGTCTGTCAAGTAATTCTTTTTGAGCGTCAGCAGTAGGTCTAGGAAGAACTTCATCCATAGACTTGAGATCTGCAACTAGTGCCATCTCGTCTTCTGTTAATGCTCTTGGTTTGCACTTTAGTGCTTGTAGTTGATATTCAACATTGTAAGCCATTGGGCCAGTCTTAACTCTTTTGAAGTGTACATCCCAACCAGTTTCAAGGTCAGTTGGATCACCAAGATCTTCTGCTGCAACCATGATCTGCTCAAGAAGTTTCTTCTTAAGATTTAGAACTTTGACTTTACCGTCATGTATACACTGAATAGCGTATGCCCAACCACATTTTAGATCTGGATGATATTCTCTAACCCAATCTTTCTCAATGTTGGTAAATGCTTCTGTGTTCCTATCGAATGATAGACACTCGAATGGTAAGTTCTTACCGTTTTCTCCTTTTAACCAGTAAACATATCTTGGTAACATGTCACCGACTAAACGTACTTTGTTATCGCCTTCTACATATTGGTAGCTATCGATTTTATTCTTTTGGGCTTCGCCCTTAGCTTGATTAAATTTTATTGCCATTTTATTTCCTTTAAAGTGATTTCTTCAAACAAAAAATGAATACGATCATTTTCTATTCGTAGTAATCTATTGTTTTTAATACTGTCCTCGTTCCCAGTGAAGTGAAGGAGGTCTAATGTGGTATCTTTGGTTTTTTGGTACTCGAAATAATTGCGCAAGGAAGCGATACCTGCATACTGCGCAAGTTCGCTATCCGAGTACCTCCTGCGTTGAATGAATAACGGTTTTGGATTTATTAAAAAGCTGTTTCCATGAAAGCTTTTTGTCCAGAACTTATATATTCTATCATGTCTATTTACGGGAGGAAGTTTGTAGGTGAGAATATGTAGAATTGTCAAAATGTCTTTGACGCTTCCCTTGCTTTCCCTTAGTATCTTTTCCCAATTATAGAATAACATTATAACAAAAATTTAACTCCATGTCAAGATATATTTTTTCATGCTATACTTCCGAAACTTCATAGCCTTGTCGCATGTAATACCCCATTCTCGCACCTGCCTGCTTTCTCGCTGTGCGACCTTCTAAATGTATATCTACGATAACAGGCTGTAGTTTGCCTTCTCGTATACGAATAATTCTTCCGATAAGCTGTGTAAGAAGTGGCTCATTGTTTACAGGAGTCGCCAAAATGAGACAACTCAGGCAGTCAACACTAATTCCTTCACTAAAGATCGACTGTGTTCCAAAGAGTATATCTTTCGCACCAAAGATCTCCTTTATCATTTCTGGACGCTCTTCATGCGGAACTTCTCCTGTTACGCAGATTGCATTGTCGCCCACAAGTCGGTGGCAACTTTTCAGAAAGTCAACAC